CCAGCCACTCTTAGGCATTGGTATGTAAACTTCTCTAACTTTGATTTAAATTTAACGCCATTAAATGTAGTGGCTGTAGCATTCCTTACCTTTTTATTATATTTCTTTTTTCTTCTCATCTTTCCATAAAATAATTTCCACCCATAACATGATTCTTTTTGTCAAAAACCTTCTTCATGTTTCTAAATTCTATTAACTGTTTGTATTCATAATAGTCGTAATCGTACTCATAAAAATGATATATACCATTTATTTCTGGGCCAATACACACTTTACTATTGTTACTGAGAAGATATGTTTCGTGATCTATAAAATACCCTATGTATTTCCATGAGTAATACAGTCCAAGTCTTCCTTCATTATAAAACCTAACCCCATCTTCAAAAACCTCAATGTAATATCTATTAATTAGTTTAAGTTCTGTGGTTCTTTTTTTATTCTCAATATCACAATAATATGTTTCATCAGAATAATAAAGTCCTTCTTCTAATTGTGCGAATAGCTGACCTGTCAACATCAACGCTATAAAAAATATATTTCTCATAATCAATAATTTTAGTTAATATATATCGTTACTCATACCAACTGGTAGTGAGTCTAAAACTCTGTCTACTTTTATTTCGACATCCTTCTTATGTTTTTTTCTTACATGAAACCTTATCCTTTTCATACACCTTTCACAACTATGTAGCCCTTCAATAGTGTTCTCTGTAAAAACATTATGAATAGTTATGTAATTCTTATTTTTACTAACAACCCTTTTACCTGCCTTATTCTTATTAATATTTTGGTAAGAGCATTCAATGGTTAATACGTATATTTGTTTTTTCATTAGTATCTATCGTTAGTTTTTCTCCATAGACTATGTGTCTGACTAATATTATCTAAAGGACAATTCATATGGTAATCTAAATACCTTCCAGATCTTCTATCATATTTTAACGCTTGCTCCCCAGGAACTCCAACTAACTTTTGAAACTTAACCTTCTGAACACTAAAAGCAACTGATGTATTATTAATATCCATTGAGTCTTGTCTATGTATACATATAACATTATCCGCTTTATTAAACCAGTTCTGACTACCACTGATATCATATGCTGTAGGTTTTTTATATCCACCTTGTTCATCTCTATCCATCTTTCTAGGGTGTGCTATTATAACAAACTTAAGATCATTAACCTGTTCAAACCTTCTTATTTTAGTTAAACACTCTCCTATGTATGTTGTTTCATCTTTACCTCCAAACTTATGATCTAATTGATTAAAGGGATCTAATAAACAACCTTTTATACCATGCCTTAATACTAAGTGTTTAAACTTAGACAGTATATTATCAAGACTAAAATCATCCTCAGGATATATAGCAAAAAAATGTTTATGTAAAAAATCTATTGCTTTATGATACTCGTAAATGGTCATTCTATCTTGAACCTCTAAATCAGATGTGTTTCCTATATACATTTCAGCTAGAGTGTCGAACAGGTCTCCCACAGGGTAGTTTTCTGGAGAAAATATTCCCCACTTCCACCCGTATAAAACAGATGAGTTCAGCATTATCTGTAAAGCCATCATTGTTTTACCTGAGCCTGGAATACCTGTCCACACATCTAACTCTGAAGTTCTAAGGGTATAATGGTTATCTAAAACTTGATATCCTGTCGTTAACCCTTTCTTTTTACCATTATTAAATACACCTATCATGTAGTCTTGCTCAGATTTAACAGTAAAAACACCATCCACTGGGTATGGTTCAGCTTCTTTTAATATTTGTTCTAAAGCTATTTTCCCCTGATCCATTAACATTTGGTTAGCATCTTTTATTTCTTCGGGAAACTTAACTATATAACATCTTTCTCTACCTATCCTTCTGCTAAGTTCTTCAAGTAAAACTCTACCGTTGGTGTCATTATCAGAACATATATAAATCTTTTCTTTATCTTCAAAGTATTCCCAACAGTTATCTAAATAGGAGAATTTATTATCATAGTTTTTAGTGCCTGGATTTGGAGCACCATCAGGAACAGACACACAATTCTCTATACCTATTTCATCTAATGATAATTTATCCATTTCTCCTTCCACTATATACACATCCTTGTGATCTTTTATATCATCTAAACCGTAGAATATTTTTTCCGCATCTTTATGTTGTTTGAAGTTTTTCTCTCCATCCCTGTACTTAACATTTACTAAACTACCATCTCGAAAATAGTTAAAGCAAATAGTATTTCTATGTTCAGACACTTGAGGCATATATTCTTTTGTTTGTGTTATCTTATTTTTTAATAATATTCTTTGAGATATACCTCTAGATTTAAACCACTCTACCATCTCATCTGATAAATTAGTTGAATTAGCCATTTTCGGCCTAGAGTATTCTATCTCTTTTTCTTTTTTATATGTTTTGTATTGATTAATAATACCACTGTCTCCACAGTGATGACATATGTACGCACCAGTTTCTCCATTTATAGCTAAGCATTTCTCTTTAGATTTTCTTCTATCCGTAGAACAGCTGTAGCATACATGTCTTGTTTCCCCTGATGTTTTATTAATCTGTATTCTGTCATTATTTAGGCTCATTTAAATAAATCATTTACGTTAAATTCTTGTTTTTCTTTCTCTTCTTTCTTTTCCTTCTCATCTTTCCAATATTCTCCATTCAACCAAGTGAGAGGGTGTTTTCTAAATTTTG